TACTATTATGCGTAAAAAGAAACTGAAAATCAGGAATCCTGTAGCCCGTTATGCTAAATTGTTTAACAAGGCCACAGTCGTACCGGATAAAACTAAGTACAATAGGAAGAAAGATAAGAAAGTTTCAGACGCTGATGTAGATTAATAAAGGGGGAACCATATGCGCAAGTTATGGATAACATTACCAATATTATTTTTTGTAATGTACGCAGAGAGTATAGAAGCCAAACAAAATGAAATAGAATGTTTAGCACAAAATATATACCACGAAGCGAGAAGTGAGTCAACAGCAGGAAGAATGGCTGTTGCATTAGTAACACTCAATAGAGTAAAGGACGAAAGATTTCCTAATACAATATGCGGTGTTGTAAAGCAAACTAAGTATTATCCTAGTGGAAGAATAGATTTACACTCATGCCAATTCAGTTGGTATTGTGATGGAAAACCAGACACAATAAAAGATGAGAAATGTTATAAAGATATTCTTTTAATTGCAGAGGTTATGTACACTTATGAAACAGAAGATTTTACAGAAGGAGCATTGTGGTATCATAGTCGCAAAGTTAAACCTCAGTGGTCTATGGTATATACTAAAGTGGTAAAGATAGATAACCATATCTTCTATAAAGATGTTGACTAAAGCATTTAAAGATCATATAATTAGCACATGTTAACAGACAAACCTAATATTATAGTTACAGGCGGTTGTGGATTTATTGGTTCACACTTAACCAAACGACTATTAGATAATGGGTTTGCTGTTACTGTCGTTGATGACAACAGAACAGGAAAAATTTTCTACGAGCATGAAGCTGTAGAATATTGGAAAATGGATGTAAAGGATTTTAATCCTCATAAGTCTCACATAGAACCTCCAGTAGCTATATTTCATTTAGCAAACAGTCCTAGAGTAAGACGCTCTTTAGAGTATCCTACAGAAACTATTGTTAACAATGTAGCCTCTACCTGTGCAGTTGCAGATTGGGCAAGAATATTTAATATAAAATTATTCTTTGCTACATCTTCAAGCACACAATATACAGAGTCAAGAGGTAATCCTTATACATTTAGCAAACTTGTTTGTGAAGAAACATTAAATTTATATAGAACTTTATATTCTTTGGATTATGTTCTTATGTATTTTTATAATGTATATGGGCCTGGAGAGGCAGACTATGGAGAATATAGTACCGTTGTTAGGAAATTTAAAAATGATTATTTAGCAGGCAAACCTTTAACTATATTTGGCACAGGTAAAAAAGAAAGAGACTTTACGCATGTTGATGATGTAGTACAAGGATTGATACAGCTATTAGCAGATCCTAGTTTACCATCAACAGCACATTTTGGCAAAGGAGATCCTAAAACAATTTCATCTATTGCAGATGCGTTTGATCACCATGTCGTTCATTCATTTGATAGGAAGGGAGAAGCACAACAAACCCTATGCAAAAATCCTTATATAGAATGTCCTAATGATGTGCATGATTATATTAAAAGATGGGTTAAGGAGAACAAGAGTGATGTCACCAAGAATAGTAGTGGATAACACGATAGAGATGACTAAAGAAAAAATATCAGATATATTTTTAGTAACCAAGGAGTTTCACACCTCTACGGAGTTTTCTCAATTTATAGAAAAGATGGCTTTCAATGCCAACTCGCCATGTATGGATATGGTAGTTGACTATTGTATTAAGAAAGAAATTGAAATAGAAAGTATTGGAAAATTTTTAACATCAAATCTAAAAGCAAAAATTAAAGAAGAAGCATTAGATTTAAATTTGCTTAAGGAAAAGAAAAAGAGTAAGTTACCTTTGTAATGGACCCATTTGACGTCTATAAAATTTACCTAGCATTAAAACTACACTTTACAACAGAGTCGTATGATATAACGAAACACAAGTTTGCAGCTAAAGGTAAAAAAGAAACTTTCATGAAACGAAAGGATTTAATAGTTCTGCGAAAACTAGCTAGAGATTTTGATAGGCAGACTATAATAGATATACTTGTTGCTAATTTTGTAACAGGAGATCGTTGGGGAGGTATGTTTGATACCGAGGCAATGAAAACATACGATAGATGGAAAGCAAGACAACAAAGTATAGGATATACATTTGAACAAGATCTCAATTCTATTCAAACAAGAATGGATATTGAAAAAATAGAAGACGCAACAGTAGATACTCAGCATCCTCTTATTTTAAAAATGTTATTAGGAAGACAAATAACATTAGAAACGGTGGTTATATTAAATAAAAAATTGAACTTTTGTAATGATTATAAAGACGATCTAATACTAAAAGATACTTGCTTGTTAATTAATAAGTATAGTCCTTTTATGAAGAGTACCAAAAACTTATATCTAAAGCATCAAGATCTTATAAATATAATTGCTAGGACTAGAAATAGTTCTAATACATCGTAAATAAACCGTAATACAACGCAATACAGGAGAATATATATGTCGTTTAATACACTTTCAGAACTTCGCAATTCACGCGGAAAATTCGACAACTTAATGAAGGAAGTCGAAAAAATCTCAAACCCTAAATCTAACTTTCAGAAAGATGAAAGGGAATGGAAACCCACAGTAGACAAAGCAGGAAACGGTTATGCCGTTATCAGGTTTTTGCCTGCACCACAAGGCGAGGATATGCCATGGGTTAGAATTTTCAATCATGGTTTTCAAGGACCTGGTGGAAAATGGTATATCGAGAACTCTCTTACTACGCTAAACAAACAAGATCCTGTTTCAGAATTAAACTCTGAACTATGGAACTCTGGTGTTGAAGCTAACAAAGAAATAGCTCGTAAACAAAAGAGACGCTTAAATTATTATGCGAATATCTTAGTCGTTGAAGACTCTGCTAATCCAGATGCAGTAGGTAATGTTTACCTATACAAGTTTGGTAAAAAGATCTTTGACAAGATTAAAGATGTTATGCAACCACAATTTGAAGATGAGAATCCAGTTAATCCTTTTGATTTCTGGGAAGGTGCTAACTTCAAATTGAAAATTAGACAGGTAGAAGGATATCGTAATTATGATAAAAGTGAATTTGATAGCCCAAGCCCGTTAGCTGAAGAAGATGCTTTAATTGAACAAATTTGGAACAAGCAACATTCCTTACAAGGTGTGATTGCTCCAGATCAATTCAAGAGTTATGAGGAGTTAAAATCCAAATTAGACTTAGTTCTAAAAGGAACAACAACACCTACAGCAGAGGCAATCTCAGCTACAACTAATGATGCAGAAGACGATCATTTTATGGAAAAAGTGAAAAGCGTCCAAGCAGCACCAGCAGTATCAGCTCCTGAGTCATCAGATTCAGATGAGGATGATACACTATCTTACTTCAAGTCCCTTGCAGAAGATAGCTAAACTTTCATAGTTTTGGAGGCTCCTTAGGGAGCCTTCTTTTTGACTAATAAATAAAACTATGAAACTTCATATATCATATGGTCGTGGTAATGTTATACACAATACAAGCACAAACACGACTTTGTGGCCTTATGAAGATCCCAAAGAAAAGACTATTACATTTGAATTAAATGATTATCCACTAACAAAAAAATTTGCTAGAGTTTGGAAAAAGATGTGGGATAATGCTATACAACAAGAAGGTGGCAGATATTTTTCACAAGAACAATCAGTACAAACAGATGTTTCTGAGGAATCTATATTAGAGTCTAGAAGGCATCATAACAGTCTTATAAGAGAGCTACAACGCTTAAGAAAAGCACCTAAGGTTAATAAACAACCTCCTATAACATTTGATACACCAGACTCTTTATTAGTTAATGAATTAGATCCTTATGATAGGTGTGAGGATAAATTTAATAAAGGACATCATCACTTTGAAACACAAGCAAAAATATGGCGAAACAGTCATGTAATAAAGAAAGTAGATATGGAATATTATTTTAAAATAAGAAATATGCTTTCTGAATTAAATGAAACTTGTCATTACAACGAACAAGAAATACATCTAGATAAACATGAATATAGAACTGTTTTAAAATACACATATCTATCTCATGATCGTAAACCTAATTATTTAAGAGCATTTAATTTTGAAACAGAGCTACAAAATGTAGATTATGAACATTTTTCTTTTCAAGATAATGAACCTAATGTATTGTGGTTAGACTTTGCAACTGTAGGTAAATCCTTAACAGAGGTTGCACTTACAAATGATCTTGATTTATTACACTCTAATGGCGTAACACAACAAACAATTTGTCGTCCTTGGGTAAGATATAACTGGTTGCCAGGCGATCCTAATATATTAGAAAAATATAATGAATGGATAATAAATAATAATGTAAAAAAATATTATGATTTATCGGCACCAGTAATGAAACCTGGCTTGCATCCTTTAGGGAAATGTATATCTCATAATTTTGAAACACCAGAGGAGTTTAGAGATTATATAAAAGATACTCCTAAAATTGTAGGCGCAGAACTTGAAGTACACGACTAAAACATTAATTAAACTTATTATACTATTTTCTACAGCAATAGTAGGATTAGGTTATTGGTTTATGCACGGAGCAACATTAGCACAATTTCTTTTGTACTTTATATTATTGTCTTTTGTTTCACGCATAGCAAATGCTGGTTATCATAGATGGTTAACACATAACCAATTTGAACCTACATGGTTAGGTAAAAGAATAATGTTATACTTTATGGTTCTATCAGGAGAAGCTCCGCCAGGACATTATGTTATAGCACATTTAAATCATCACAAGTACACAGACGACGAAGGCGATCCTCACGGTCCTAATCAAATAGGTTTTTGGAATCTCGCACTAGGAAGATATGGAGAAACAAAACCTGCCTTTATGCGAAACTATGCCAAACATAAAGAGGCTCAATGGGTAACAGAACATTATTGGAGATTATATCTTGCTAATTGGATTGTATTTGCTTTGATAGATCCTTATTTAAATATATGGTTAGCATGTTTATTTTCATGGAGTTGGTTACAGATGATTAACTTAAATTGGCGAGGACATGGTGGTAGAGAAGGTAAACCAACAAACTTAGGCAGGATATCTAATCTTTTTATGGGAGGAGAAAACTATCATAAAAATCATCATGAGAATCCTGGACAACTTGTAATGGGTAAATGGGATACCACAGGTAAATACCTGGTACCCTGGCTGTTAGCAAAATGATATAAATAAAAGTATGGCAGATTATTTCCACTTACCAATATACCACGAATCAAATGTAGCAATGGATTTGATAGATCGTTTATCTGAGGATATACAAAAAGAGTATGACAATAGAGAAAACTATTTAGAAACAGTAGGTCCTGTTAAAGGTAGATACTTTAGAAAACTTTCTTGTTACGATCAAGACGGTGTACATTGTGGTGTATCTGGCAAAGACTCTATGGTTAACATACGAGATAATAAAGCGTTACAAGATGTCTGCAGAGCTCATGCTTGTAATTATTTAAATCATCTTTGCCACTATCCTCATATGGATAATTTGGAAAAGTACTGGCAAACATTTTCATGGTGGTCTTGTTTTAATTCTAAAGACAGTTATGCTTGGCATAACCACAGTCAGTTTATATTTTCAGCAACATATTATGTAGACATAGGAGAAGAACATACACCAATAGCATTTAGAAATCCTATGGGTAGTATATTACAAGGATGGTTGCCTGGTAAAATGAATCCAGGATTACAAGAAGAAATTATTATTAAACCTAAACCAGGTGATTTGTTAATTTGGCCTGGTTGGTTAGAGCATTATGTTTATAATAAATCTATCTGGGATGTCGAGAACTATATGCCAGAGAGTGATTATAAATTAAATTATCAGAAGGAAGGAGCAGGAGAACCTGCAGATTATGAACTCCCAGACGAGGGAGAATACGAGGTAATGCGTAAGAGTATTACTATAAACTATTTTAAACCAGCCGAAGTATTCGGAGCACTGGTTAAGAACTTTGGAATCTTAAATGAACAGAAATAATATATTTGAACAACTAAAAATAGACGAGGGTGTAGTATATGAAATTTACAAAGACCACTTGGGCTACCCGACATTTGGAGTCGGACACTTGGTTAAGGAATCCGATCCTGAGCAAGGACAAGAAGTCGGAACGCCTGTTTCAGAAGAAAGAGTTAAAGCTTGTTTCGAGAAAGACTTGGATACAGCAATAGACGAATGTAAAGCATTATTTAAAGAGTATTGGGAAGGTTATCCCGGAGAACTACAAGAGGTTCTTGTTAATATGATGTTTAACTTAGGCAGAACTAGACTAGGTAAATTTAAAAAGTTTATTGGTGCTATCAATGAAGGTAATTGGAGTAAAGCTTCTGAAGAAATGATGGACAGTCGTTGGGCTACACAAGTAGGACCTAGAGCTACTAGGTTGAGAGATAGAGTTTTAGTACTTCCTGAATTTGGAAT